TATCCATATACAAAAAACTTTCCAGTTTCTACTATGCTACTATTAACTGCATCAAATATTTTTATCTGATCACGTTTAGCTTTTTTAGTGTACGAACTTAAATCATATTCGTTTTGTATGTTTCCTAATCTAACTGTACTGCTTGTAAAATTAAATCTAATTGTTCTTAAGTAAATATCAAACGATGATCCTGTGTAGTCAAAATATAAAACCCAACTATCACTTCCTAATGCAAAAGCATTTGGGTATGCATCATTAATGTTACCAATGTTTTCACTTAACACATCCCAACTTTTATTTTTATAATTATACTTTACACTAAATGATCTTTTAGCATCTAAAAATGTTTTAATAATATCTCGTTCTCTAGAAATAAATCTTCTAGACAATGCTGGATAAATTACTTCAATAGTGCTTTGTCCTGGAATTATACTATCCAACACAATTGCACCTGTACCGTCCTTACGCTTACCTGTTGGTGCACCGGCTTGTGCTCCAATGTTTTCTATACCTAATCCGTTCATCGATATACTTACAACCTTGGACCATAATTCTTTGCCGTCAATAGATTTAAATTTAATCAATGCTCCTGGTGTTATATACTTCATATAAGTATCTGAAGTTTCACCTACACGTTGAATTAATCCTGCATTATTTGGATCTGTGATGTATCCATTTTTTGCACCACTAGCAGTTATACTAGGACTAATCCATGTAAATTTGTTTGTAGTGTATCCTGCTGAAGTTGCTAGTCCTTCAAATGTTGCTTTGTATCTTGTGTAATATAGATTTACAAATTCATCATTGTCAATAATATTTTTAACATATTTTTCAAATATTTGTGTTGATGAATCTGAACTTGATGTTGAATACGAAACTAGCTTTTCACTTTCTGAAACTACTGCATCGCTTCCACGTAAATGTAAATCAGAATACATACCAGTTGGATCTGTAAATTTAGAATATCTACTATGTCCACTAAATGTTCTGTTTACACTTTTAATTTTAACAAGCCCGCCATTGCTACCACCAAGCATTGTATTATAATCACTTGCAGTAATCATTCTATCTTGTGTAGCATAATTTCTAGGAGCGTTTTCTCTAATGCTGTCTAGTGTTTCATTTGAACTTGCATTTGCAATTGGCTGTTTTAGTTGTAGCGTTAATACAAGTGTGTATACGTTTCCATCTAATCCTGTATAATTTATTTGTACTTTTTTATTTGTTAAGTCATCTGGTCTAACAACATATGTACTATTAGCACTAGTTCTATACCAAACTCTTATTGTATCTTTTGGAATATTACCAAATGCTCTATCTGGAAACACAATTGAAATTTGATTGTTTGATCTAGTCTTAACACTGTATACATCTCTAACACCGTTAGCTAAGTTGTTATAAATTACGTTTCCGTTTACGTCTGAAACTTTTGTCCATTGCTTAGTAACGTTACCAGTTTCATTAATGTTTTGCACCCACACATCATTTTGGTTAATGTCTGTTGCAGTTACATCAAGTACTGCGTTGTCAATTGGATCTGATATAACAAAGTCTTGGTATCCTAATGATCCTTGTTTAACTCCTGCAAAGAATCCACTATTGATACTGTTAATGCCTTTGCCGTCATTTTTAAAATAAACTCCAAATGAACTTACTGGGTCTGGCATTTTTTCTGTAAACGTTCTATTAACACTATCGTACTCACTGTTAATAACATTAAACGTTGATGTCTTACCAAGTGCAGTACCTTCAATATCAAACTTAATTTGATTTGATGTATTGTTTAAATTATAGAAATCTGTTTTGATATTATCAATTACTGAACTTTTAGTAGGACTTCCATATCTATTACTGTTTTGCAATGATGCATTTAATACTGTAATAAAATCATCTAAGTTACTAGAGTTGTTTGTAATCTCATATTTAATTTCAGTTCCACCTAAACTTGTTCCGGCACTACCAATAACTGCTTCATTTGTTTTAACTGCAATAACTTTCATCTCACCATACGCTGGCACATTACGTCTTGGTTGATACCCTAAAAACTCTGCCAGTTTATATACTGACTCTTGTTTTTGGGATGTTGTTAAGAAATTGTTTCTTGCATTTAAATCTACTCTGTATGCTAAGTTATGTCCAAATTGTGCAACTACATCTAGTAGTGATACAAATTCTGCTGATTCTACCCAGTCATTGTAATTCTCTGGGTAAGTGTTGCGTACATACTCAACCATAGCTGATCGCATAGTATCATAATCAAATGCTTGAAAGTTTGCATTGATATATGATTCGTATACAACTGTATAGTCTTCTGCCGCAAATAATTTTGTTTGTCTAGTTTTTTGTGCCATAATTAAAACTCTGCGTCCTGTTGAAATTCATTATCGAATTTGATCTGCAAATCTATTGCAGTTGTTGTTGGTACATATGTTAGCTTCACATTGATAGTAACATAGTGAGCATCTTGATTAACAATAATATTAGTATCGTTAACTGTAAATCTTGGATCATAATTTACTACATTATACACTTCTTCTCTAATAGCATCCATTGTGATGTCATCTAAGGGTTGAAATATGTATAATGGTAAGTCACAACCAAATTCAGGGTCTGTCCACTTCTCTCCTTTACGGATATGAAAGTGATTCAGCAGGTCACGCTTCGCTAAATCTATATCAGATAGATTGCTACTTGTGTATGGTTGGTCTATTGTTGTGTATCCAATTATATTGCTCATACAACTATTTATGCAAATAATTAAGTAGGTAGATTATGATTGCAAAATTAGCTTATCTTCTGGCCATTGTACATAATCTTGCCATGCTATATCGGGAATTGATAAGAAATGACGCTTGTTTGAATAGTTGATTTGATGCCATGTAGGAATAATTGGCTTCTTTTTGGGAAGTGGATGTGCGTTATTGCTCTTCTTTACATTGCAAGGACCGCATGCTGTAACTGTATTAACCCAAGTTAGTCTTCCTCCTGCTGACTTTGGTATAACATGATCTAGTGTAAGTTCGTTGTAAGCAAAGTTATTCCCACAATATTGACACGTATAGTCATCTCTAATGTAAACATTACGTCTAGTAAACTTGGCTCTAGTAGGTTGTCTGTGATATGTATTAAGCATAACAATACTTGGGAATGGAATAGTTACTGTAGGTGACCGGAGGAATTGGTTATCATAATTTTTAATAACATGTACCTTGTCACCCCACAATGCCTTGACTGCGTTCTGCCAACTAATCGTGCTCAACGGAAATATAGATAACGGGTTTCCATCTGCGTTAAGTAAGAGTACGGCGTGATTCAAGTTATTTTCCTTGTTATAGTAGTATTTAAATTATTTTGGTGGGGGATTAACTTAGCTGTTTTGCTAAAAGTCTTTTACGGCTTTCGTTCATATTAGGTAAGAACCTTTTTGTTTCTGCATAGTAAACATATTCAGCTTGGTCAGTTTGTAGCTGATCAAGTGTTCCGGCACTATGTTCTTTGTATAATACTTGTAAGCCTTGTTCCTTAATTAATGATCTATCTTTGTTAGTTCCATAATCGCCTAGCATTAATATTTTTGCATCAGCTTGTCTGTCTAGTCTGTTCTGTCCACATATAGTCATAGCAGTAGCAATGTAACCCCATTGTCTGTTATCAATATACTCTCTTAAATCAAACATTCTAATGTTTGAACCTACTTCGTTAAATGTGTTAGTTTGTAAATACATACTTAGCATTGCATCGTATTGTGTTTGTGATAACGTGTTTAGTAAAAATGTATTTTTAAATCTTCTTTCTCTGTCTTTGAATTCTTCTATCCATAAATTGTAAGCATTGTCTTCTGTCAGACCAATACCATTTAATTGACTGTCTTCTCTATAAGCATAACCGATTACAGTCTGTTTGTCAACAACTTTTTTATATCCTGTCCAGCCTGTTGATCTAATTTTTAGATTAATTAATTTTGAACTAGCTTCCAATTCAGACAATGGTTTTTGATCATTAACTGCACTAGCATCTAATGTTTGAAATAGTGTGTAATCAATTAAGTTACGACTACTAATACTATTTGGCAAAATAAAATCAACCATTATGCTGTATATCCTTTACCTGACTTAAATGATTCTTGTGTAGCTTCTACACCTTTCCAAGGATGATGCTCGGGAACTCTACTTGCCGTTGATACTTTGACACTTGTGTTAGCACCTTGGTTTTGTATTGTAGTTTTTGTAGCTGGTGCTGGTTCTGGTCCATTCATATCTATTCTAGTACCTTTAATAATTTGATTACCTGCTACAAGCAAGCCGTAGTTGGCATCTGATTGTATATTAATATCCAATGCACTATATACATCAATATTACCTACACTTGTTTCTAATTTAATTCCATCTGCTCCTGAGCTTTTAATATTAACACCTTGCTCTGATTGCATGTTGATGCTACCTTTAGCATGTACATTGTAGTCGCCTTCAGTATGAAAACTTATACCTGCTTTACTGTAAACATCTACATGTCCTGAACGATCAAGTTCAACCCATGCATCACCTGTTTGTGTTGTAACAAAAACAAATCCGTTAGTGTCGTCCATTAATATCTGAGCTCCACCTTTTGTTTTTAGTCTAATATTTTGACTGTTGCCTTCAGCATCTCCATCATCTAATGAAAGTGTGTGTCCGCCTCGAGTTGTTATGCCAAATACTTTGCTTGGACTTTCACGCCTAGCACTACTCTGACTGTGTCCTCTTACGTAGTCCAAACTTAATCCTTGTTGATTTAAAACTGCTTGACTAAATTCGTCTAATGGTTTAGTATCAGCATCATTTTGATCGTATGCATTTTTCTCAACTGCTTTCCCTAAACTTTTTTCTCCGTCTGCATAAACTTGTCCACTAGCATTGCCACCCATCATAGAATTTCTATCTTTAGCTATGAGGCTGCCCAAAACGATTCCTTGTTCCTGGCTACCAGTATATGCAACAACTACGTTAGTTCCAATTTCAGGTGGCTGTGGCCACATTCCATAACTTATAGGTGATTGTGCTTCTTTAGTTTCGTCGTCTCCACTGTCTTTAATTTTTGTATGTCCACCAAACGGTGTTGCTAGTAAACAAATACGAGTATTATCTTTTGAGCCAAAGTCTGAAATCTTTACTGAAATTCTACCTGTGTGTAAACTATCTTCGTTGTTTATTACTTCGGCAATGTAAATTCCACTAAGGGTGTTAGTTCCCTCATCGTCACCTTGCTTAACTCTACTTCTAACGTGTACTCCGTCATGTTTTAAATAGCCTGCCATTTTATGCTCCTGATATTTCTATTAGTTGTGGTAATATTAAAAGTGTATTCGTTGTTGGATCTTTGAATCCTGATAGTGTCTGTGTAAACTTACCACCTTGGAATCTACTTTCAATTTTAGTTAATTTATATATTCCACTTGATACTAAATCAACTGGGCCTCTCCTTTGAAACTCTAATAAGTCTTCTGCGTTAGGGTTATATTGTAATAATGATATTAATGCATCTCTTGAACTATAGTCTGGACTGTCGGCGCCTTCAACATTAGATTGCAATGATCCTGCCATCCAGTATGGGTCGCCTTTTATTTCCATTGAAAAGTTATATGCATCGTATTCTCTTTTTGCCATATTAGCTGCCAAACTAGCATTTAGTGTATCTGTAGCATCTGTTTCATTTTTTCTTTGTTCATTAATACTATAAGGTTTATTAATAAATTTTGTATAATCGTTAAAATCTGATGGTATCTTGTCATATGGAATATCTTCTAAATACTTAGTAACTTTACTAGGTGTTGTAGGAGCAAACTGTTCTGATTTATCTGCATGATATATTCCAGCTTGTGGAACTGATACAACGGTATATAAACTTTCTATATCAATTTGATAAGTTAATACCTCAGTATTTAATCCTGTATAAAGATATGTGTAATTCTTTTCAATTGGTAACATTTTAAATTTATCAGATTGATATTTGTTACTTACAAAGTTTTTTCTATGTGTTCCTTTATCTTGAACTACGTTTGCCCAAGATTGGTTAATTTTAACTGTGTATATGATTTTAATAGGCCCAACGTGTGCATCAGCGCCTGTTCCTGTGCCAGCAAAGTTTTCTGGGTAAACTGGTTTTGAATCAACTACAATGCTTGGTGTCATTCCAATCTTTTGTGCTTCTTTAACATATTCAGCAAAGGCTGGAGTATTCTTTTGTATTGCTAAAGCAATTTCAACAGGTATAGATGATTCAGCTTCTATAGTAACATCTTTTTTATCAGGGTTTTTTAAGTTACTACTTTGTCCACCAGCGGACATTGCGTTTGCAGAACCAGCCCAAGGCTTAACTGCTAAATTAAAATTCATTAATCCTTTTACTCCTTTAACATTGGAACTTTCATCAAAATTTATTTCAATTTGTTTATCAGGTAAATTACCTAGTTTTTGATCTGTTGGAGATAACATTTCTAACTGTCCAATATTATATGTTTTTACAAAACCATCAATAAACTCTTTTACAGTTGTTACATTTTTAACTGTTATATCTGTATCAGTTACAGTTTCTGTTTGTGCATGTTTAATTAATGACCATGCAATAATATTATAACGTGTTCCTTCTGGACCTGTTGTACTTCTTATTTGATTTAATTTTACAGGATATATAAAAGTTCCAGGATACTTAACACTAGCAGAAGTTATTGGGTCTCTTCCAACAAACTCTAACTTTAGAACAAAGTTCTGTTCGTGTAAGTTACCAGGCTTTCCTAATCCTAAACCAGCTTTTAATATTCTATCTAAAAATGTAAATCCTAAAGTTTCAACTAAATCAAATTGAATAATTCCCGGTGTAGTATTACCATGTGATTGTCCTGGCGTTACAGTTGCTATCATTGCAAAGTTATCCAATGAGAACTGTGAGGTTACACCTTGCTTTGCAACAATAACTGCATTACCTGCAGACACTGCTGATTCACTTCCGTGTAACGTATTTGGGTTGTTAAATGTTTTGTTATCAACAAGAAATAGTGTCCACAAATACTGTGGGCTATCTATTGTGCTTAACCAGTTTCCTGTTACGTTGTTTTGTAGTTCTACTGGTTTTGGTGTTGTCTTAACGGTTGGTGGTATTCTTTCACCTTCTTCGTTTTCAACAAAGCCATCATCTGCAGTTACTTCTTCTTCAAAGTTTTCTTTACGTTTTTGAAAGTCTATCTCAGATTTTGGTTTGCCATTAGCTAGTGCAATACCATCTTCAAAATGTTTATCGTTATAAATTCCTAATCCACCACCTTCGTGTTTAGTAATAGATTTAACAAGTGCTTTAGTAGTGCCTGGGTTGTCTCGTAAGCTACCTAAGTCTTGATCAGGAGTAACTCCCATTTCTTTTGAAACTTTTTGGACATATGCTTCTGTGTCGTTTTCACTTGGCGGTGCCCAACGAGTAATAATTTCACGTACTGTATTATTGCCATGTGTTTCTTGACTTGTATATAAATTCTTTGTAAGAGCACGTGTTCCCATTTCTGGGCTGTCAAAAATAACAAAGCCACCATTTTGTCCTATTTCGCCATTCCATTGATACGCACTACTAGGTCGTAAATTACCTGGGTTATAGTTTCTAGAATTTATTGCTGTTAGTGACTTGTCTGCCATGTTATGCGAACCTTACAGGAACTATAATACGTAGCCCTGATTTAAAATCTATAATAGGGTCTTGGAGTGTGTCTTGGTTAAACAATGCAAACGTCCACCATAGTTTTGAGTTTCCATATAACTCATATGCTAATAAGTCTGGACGCTCATTATGTTTTGCTTCTAGCGTTATAGTTTTTGTGCTTGTATTTTTAATATCAATATTATCAATAGATAATACATCTAAGTATTTAGAATTAACTACTTCTGTATTTCTATATAAGCTATCTGTTCTATATTTTGTCATTAAATAAACCCTCCATTGTTTCCACCTTTTAATGCAAGTCCACTTGCAAAGGTTGCTAAGTTAAATTCATCTTTTACTTTCTTTGGAGTAAGTTGAGGTGCTAGTTCTAAACTGACTAGTAGTAATGCCGGTATGCTCATTGTTTCGCCACCTGTATCTACATCTACATAATCAGTATCTTCTGGTAGCGTGTAGTTAAAGCTTCGTATTACACATGGAACATTATTAGCATGAACAGATCCATAACAATTAAATTTTAATATGGGAGGTGGTGTACCTGCTGTTTCTTGTCGTTGTATACCAAAGTCTGATTTGGTACATGTTTTAAAAAAGTGTAATGCGGCTGCAGTATATCTTGCTTCAGCATCTGAGTTAGACGCAAACATTGCTGTTACTGATATACTTGGGTTTGGAGTATTCATGTAGTATTGCTGTTGGTAATTAGAACCTGGGATATCATATTGTCCATATGATACTTGATGCGATATTTGAATAGTAGGTGTAAACGGAAATTCAACACCTCCTGCTTCTTTCAGTGGATTTAAAATACCAAGTGTGAAAAAAGGTTTACCCTTTTGCTTCAGTACAAGCGATGCTTTATTCTTATCTGATATACCAGCCATTACGTTAGACGCTCCTTAATAAATCCAAATACACTTGGATCAAATTTACCAAAGAAATTAGTAAAGCTCTTTTGCTTCTCTTCATCTGGTGCAGCACTTGACATAGTTGCTCTAAAGTCACTTGCACTCATTCCACCCTGCATTAATGGAGCTACGTAAACGTAACCTCTGTCTTGTGCAGTTGGAATTAGTTCGTCCATGTCTTCTGGCATCTTATGTAAGAATCCTGTTCCAGTTGCTAACCTATCTGCATCCTTTGCACCATATACTAGTATTGTAGCAGTGTCTGCAGGGTCTCTGTTTACTGCTCCTAGGTCTGGTCTATAAGGATTTGTGTTAACAATCTTATCTCCTGGTATGTCAAACATCTTTCTCATGATGCTTGCTTTTTCATCAAACGTAAATGGGTCGCTACTAAAGTCGCCGCCTGCATGTGCTTTCTTTGCTTTTTGGCTAAAAGTTGTAGCTATAAATACGTTATCGGCACCAAATTTATTACACAAGTGTTTATAAACATCTTTGTGTCCTTGGTGCATGGGTTGGAAACGACCGCCGTAAAATACAGCAATGTTGTTTACACCCTCTGTTAATATGTGTTCAATTAGCATGATACTACTCTCCGTTCGTTAGTATTTATCATTTTAAAAAACCGGTTGACAATCACTCGGTACTTACGTATAATAACGTTAACAAAGGAATATTTTAATGAAAACACCAAAACAGTTTTACCTAACAAACAAAGATTTGTTAAGAGAAATACACAGTAGTAAGATGTCTTATTGCTGGGCACGTGATGATCAATACACTCATTATGATATTATTGTTGAAGGCTTAGATGCAATAACTAAGGAAGTAACGGCAGAAGCTAAACAGAATAGAGCAAAACGATTACAAAAACTAGCACATGAAGCTGAAGTTAAACGATGGGAACAGGGCCTAACAGGCAAAAAAACTAAACCCAGGGCAGCAGACTTTGCAGTAGATGTTGATACTATTCGAGACGATGATATTGTGGTTAGAGTAATGACATTTGGTCATGTCCCACAAGAAAACAGAAAAAACAAACCAAAAACAGAAGCAGATTTACATGCTAAATGTAACTTCCCACCATTTAAGCATTATGCGTATATTGAAGGCGAGCTAGAAGAAGTAGCTCGTAGTCATTGGGTAGGTGGTAGAGATAACGGTCATTTTAGTGTAGGCCATGGAAAAACAAACGATAGACTAGCTCGTATGTATATTAAACTATGTGAGAGATATAGTATGCGTGGTAACTGGCGTGGATACACTTATGTAGACGAAATGCGTGGACAAGCATTATTACAGTTAGCACAAATAGGATTACAGTTTAATGAATTTAAATCACAAAATCCATTTGCATATTATACTGCCGCTATTAACAATAGTTTTACAAGAGTTCTTAATTTAGAAAAACGTAGTCAGAACATTAGAGATGACTTATTAGAAGAAGAAGGTTTGAATCCAAGTAATACTAGAACATTTAATGCTGAGTGGAAAGCACATGAAGAACGTGAGCAAGCTCTTAAAGCACAGAATCCAACACTAAAGAAAACAGTATTAATTGAAGACAGCGAACCTCAATCAGAACCAACTGGAGAATAAATGTTTTTTGATAAAGCAATAATCTTTACTGACATTCATTTCGGCATGAAGAATAACAGTAGATATCATAATCAAGACTGTGAAGATTTTATTATATGGATGATTAAAGAAGCACAAGCCAGAGGCATTAAAAAATGTTTCTTCTTGGGTGATTGGCATCATAATCGTGCAAGTATTAATGTTAGTACATTAAACTATACCACAAGTAATTTACGTAGACTAAGTGAAGCATTTGACGAAGTTATAATGATCACAGGCAATCACGATTTGTATTATCGTGAGAAACGTGAGATACATAGCTTATCAATGATTGAAGAATTTAAAAACATTAGAATGATAAACAATGAAATGTTTGTTGAAGATGGTGTTGCATTTATTCCTTGGTTATGTGATGACGAATGGAAGAAACTAAAAGAAGTAGAATGTAAATATATGTTTGGTCATTTTGAATTACCTAGCTTCTATATGAATGCAATGGTACAAATGCCAGACCACGGTGGACTTAAAGCAGAAGATTTATCTAAGCCAGAAAAAGTTTTTAGTGGACACTTTCACAAAAGACAACAACATGGTAATGTAATTTATCCAGGTAACTGTTTCCCACACAACTATGCTGATGCATGGGATGACGATCGTGGGTGTACTATTTTAGATTGGAATGGTAACATTGATTATCTAAAATGGCCTGAAGCACCTAAGTATCGTACACTTACATTAAGTAAACTTATTGACAGTCCAGATGAATTTTTATCTGACAAAACATATTGTCGTGTAACACTCGACGTAGGTATAACATATGAAGAAGCAAACTTTATAAAAGAAACGTTTGCTAAACAATATGATTTGCGTGAGATTGCTCTTATGCCAAGTAAAAAAGAAGAGCATACACAAGACTGGAATAAAGGAGTTGATATACAAGTTGAGAACGTAGACAGTATTGTATTATCACAATTAGAGTCAGTACAAAGCGACACTATTAGAAAAGAATTATTAGTAGACATCTATACAGGATTAACATCGTAAACATGCTAAAGATTAAAAATATCACCGTAAAGAATTTTATGAGTGTGGGTAATGTCACACAGGCTGTACACTTTGACGTACATGGCTTAACACTTGTGCTAGGTAATAACATTGACTTAGGAGGAGATGGTTCACGTAATGGTACTGGTAAAACAACTATCGTTAATGCACTAAGTTACGCACTGTACGGCAATGCACTTTATAATATTAAAAAAGATAATTTAGTTAATAAAACTAATAATAAAAATATGATGGTTACTGTAGACTTTGAAATGAATGGTATTGACTACAGAATAGAACGTGGACGTAAGCCTAACATATTTAAATTTTTAGTTAATAACGTTGACAACAACGAAGGCATTACAGATGAAATGCAAGGTGAAGGTAGACAAAGCCAAGCAGTAATT